AAATGATTGCATCATCATCTGCTATTGTACCACCTCTATTCTCATCCATGCTTTCGTAATCACCTGATTTAGAAAAGAATAATGTTTGTGGTTGAACTTCTGTTCCTGCAAATACTAATCTTTGTTCATAGAAAGATACGCAAGAAGGATAACCTGTATATTCTGACCAAGCTCCCATAGCCCAGTCAGTAGATGCTGTAACAGAAGTCATGTCTTGTAAAACTTCTACAGTTACAACTGTTGTGCTAGTACGAGCTGTTATTTCTGCATAACCAGTTTTAAATCTTATTAATCTACCAATATCAATAGTTTGAAAACCTGTGTTGTCATTAATTCCTGTTATTGCAGATGCAGTTAAAGTTCTACCAGCTCCAACTGTAAATGCTGACATAGTAAATGTTGTAGTTGTTGTATTGTCATCTAAGTATGGTCCATCAGTAAAATCTACTTCTGTAATAGTCCAAGAGGTATGACCAGTTCTAGATAATTTTTTAACAGAATAATCAGGATGACAAATGTACATAACGTCTGCTGATTGTGCGAATTTTAATTGTGGTAGATCTGCAGTTAAATAAGTTGTTGCTAATGTATAAACTCTATTTGCAATACCACCTGATGAGTATGCTGTAAAAGAAGTTGTATTAACATTAACCGCATCTATATCTTGTAAAGCAAATGTATTAGTTGCAACACTAGCAACTACAAATCTTTTACCATTTACTTGTGTCATTCCTACAACACCAGATATAACAACAGTATCTCCATTAGATAAACCATGAGCTGTTGATGTAACAACACCAGGGTTAGCTTGTGTAATTCCTGTTATAGTTAAATTACTTTCTAATACTGCACCATCATCTTTGTAATAACGAATATAATTATTACCAAATTCTAATATGTAAGTTTGTGTTGTTGAAAATTCAAAAGGTATTAATCTTGTAAATACTGATGATGTTTTAACTTCTGCTACAAAGTTTGTACCTGGTCTTCTTGCTGCAGAACCATGAGGATAAACAATCATGTTCTGTAAAGTTTTGCAACCAGATGCGTATTTAGCTAAATCATTTCTACCATCTAAACGTGGTGATAATTCTCCGCCTGTAAAGTTTGTTAATTGAACAGCAACTCTAGCCATGGTTTTTAAAACCTAGAGTTAATAAACGTATTTGAATCTACTACAGATGCCATACCTAATTCTTGGTCTGTGTTATATCCTTCTGTTGAATCTATGAATCTAGCGTCTTTTAATTTTTCTTGGTAAAGCTGATACATTTGTTGAGCAACAGGATTAGAAGATGTAACTGCATAAGCAATGTCAGCAGCTAATGCTGAACTTAATACTTCTCTAAGAGATTCATCATACTCATTAGGATCTGTAACTCTAGATATATATAATATTTTCATTGTAGAACTATTACTTAATATTTTTCTACCCTCTACAACGTGATCTGATTCATAATCAAAAAGTCTAATTAATCTTAAACAATCTGCAGGTAGTGTAAACTGTGATGTAAAACCCCAAGCAGGTGTAGCAGTGTCTGCAGCTATTTGTATTCTTGTTAGTAAACAGTTCCAAGGGTGATGTCTAAATACTGAATCTCTTACGTTTTCATATCTAGCATTGCAAAGCCTAGCGTTCTTAGAGTCTTCTGCTAGAGTTAGTATTGTTGATGCACCTAATTGATTTAAAGCACCATTACATATTTGAACAACTGAAGCCATACTAATCTTTCTTTATAATATATTTGCGTCTTAATTGTCTAGGTTTAACTTTGGCAAAGATTTCTGCTTCTGTTAATTCTAGATTTTTATCAAAACCATAATGTGTAGTTGATGTATATTTAAATCTATCAACTAGAACATAGCGATAGATATAATCTTTATTTTGTAAATGTAAAATTGTTTTTACGTTGTCAGTCTTCTTCATAATAAACAGTGGGGATTTTACTCCCCACTATTTAAAATAGTATTAATCTACTACGTATCGGATAGCAATCTGAACTACTCCTGAAGCAGTACCACCTGCTAAAGTTATAGATATAGGTAAGCCATCTTCGTTAGCATCAACTACTGAATTTGCACCTAATGCTTGTGTAGCAAAGATGTCTGTTCTAGCAGCAGATGATGTAGATGTTGCAGCTAAGTAACCAGCAGTTGATAAAGCAACTGTAGTACCTGCAGCATTTTTATGTGCAGCATATCCAACTGATAAAGTTGTAGATGCACCTAAAGCCGCATTAGTTAAATAACCATCAATGATTCTTGCACCATTGGGTAAATTAACCATTTGAACAACGTCAGCGATAGCTGCAGATGCTAATGTAATATCAGCAAATGCAATTCTCATTTTTCCCGCTTGTTCATTCGTATCAATCTTTTCAGAAGGTACGTTTTGCGACCATTTTGTTTTCTGGTTTGAGTATAATGTAGCCATTATATTTTTTCCTTTTTAGTTAGTTATTATTCGTCGCAAGCTATTTGAACAACTTTTTCTTCTTCCATTCTAGTTGCACCAATGCTCATAGCGTAATAAACTTGAGTGCTGTACGATTTGTCAGCTCTCTCGTCAATTCTTGCTAGAACATCTTGACCAACTGCTAATTTAATAGCGTCAGCTGTGAATGCGTAACATAGTCTGTCGTCTGTGTTTGTTGCATCAAATACTAATCTGTTAGACACAATAAATTTAAAACCTAGGAAAGAGTCTAATTGTCCCTGTGCTAGTGCTTTAACTGTATTGAAATCGCTAGATGTAACTTGAGTTGTTCCTAATAAATCACTTATTTGAGTTGGTCCACATAACAAATATCTTTGTATGCTTGGATCAACGTCAGCTAAATCAAGTATTTTTTTTGCAGATAAAAGTTTTGCAATAGTTAATCCATCAGCTTGTGATGAACTAAAAGGTTTCTGAGCTGCAGGTAATACAACAGAAGTAGATCCTGTTTCACCTGTAAAGCTAGTACCACCTAAAGCAGCGATTATCACATCATCCATAGCTCTTCCCATTGCAGAAGCCGCAGCTTTTGCATAAGAAGAAGTTGGATCAATTAATAATCTAACTTTGTCTGCATTGTCTATTAGATCAGCCCACTCATAATCAGCAAGAGAAACTCTTCTTCTTGAGTGCGGTGTATCTACCTGTGGAGTATCAGAGTGTCTAGATGTTCTAAGAACAGCAGTTGTTTTACCAACTTGATCAAAGAACGCATTCTTTCCTACTACTGACTCAACATCCACAGCTCCTCTTAAATACGATCCCATTTGTTGAGATAGCATTTGTACGTTTGAACTGTACTGCTGTACAAAAGCAGTTGTTATTTGATTTGACATATTGTCATTTCCTTTTGTTAAGTTAAGTTTAAGTTTATTTCAGAAAGTTCCCCACCACCGAGGTAGGCTATCTTGCATTTAACGACTGTTAGTCGGTTGTCTTTCCAACAGGCAAGTAAGGTTCTAATAGAATTGTCTTACAATTTCTAAGAAGATTTAATTAAAAATCTCCCTAGAAATCGCAATACATCAATTTTGAATTGATTGCAATAAGATTATTGCGTAAGCATTTCTCTTAATGCTAGCACCTGATTAACTACTTTGTTGTGATTAGGGTGCATTTTGTTCCAATAAGCACCTTGCCTATCAGTTGTTAGTTCTTCTATTTCTTTTTCTACATCTCTACCTTGAAGTATATTATCAGATTCTGATCCAACAATTTGATCTTCAGATAAGAGATTAGCAATGTTAGAGAATGCTTTAATAATTTTAGGATTATCTCCTAATCTACTACCATCTCTTAATTGCGTATCTAGAAGTTCTGGTTCTAAATATGTTTGTGCAACATTAGAAGCTCTTCTTAAATTCTCATCATAAGATTTACCCCACTCTGATCTTAAAGAATTAGCAGCGGATGCTTGTGCAGCTTCCATATTAACTGACATTTCTTTTGCAGATCCTTCTAGTGTTGATTTATAAAACTCTAGAATACCTTGAGCTTGTTTATTATTTAAACCTAGCTTGTGAGCATTCTGTGCAAATCCTTTGATGACATTTTCATCAACAGGAGCAACATCAGTTTTAAATTCTAAAGTATATTTATCAGCAGATTCTGGTCTGCCTAATTTATTATATACTTCATTCCACTGTTCATCTGTTGCAGTTTTTCCTGGTAGAGGAATCTTATCTGTACCAATCATAGATACTGCATTGATGTAGCTTTTAGCTAACGCATCTAATTCAGTAAATTTTTCTATATTTGGATTAGATCTATATTCTTCAGAGATCGCTTCTTTCCAAGTCTTACCAGATGTAGGTTCTTGAGGTTGTTGTGTTGAGCTTAGTATTGGTTGTGCTGTTGCTGTTGTAGTTGGTTGTGCAGTAGCAACAGGCTGAGTTCCCTCAGTTGTCTGTATTTCTGACATTTTATTTTCCTTTTAGTTTATCATTTAGCAGCATGTTTTTAATAAATAGAAGAACGCTGCGTTGTCCCTCCATATATGCACTTTCATGGCTATCACCTCTTACGTTGGTGGTAACATTATAGTGGCATCTCTTTTCTAAATCTGTCATGACAATTTTGCCATCATCAGATTCAAAAACCATTTTATAATATTCTTTTAATTTATTTACTTGATCTTCCATTTATTTTCCTTTCGTTTTTTTTTATTCTTCTGGGTTTACTAAAGCTCTTGCCTCCTCAGGTAATGCTTTTGCTAATGGTGCTACAGCTCCTCCTGCTTGTGCAATTTGTTGCATCTGTTGCATTTGTTGTTGTTGCATCATCTCTTGTTGTTTCTTTTGTCTAATGGCATTTACTTCTGCTTTAGAGTTTAATACTTTAGCAGGAACACCAACGATGTCAGCTAAGTGCATTACTAAGTTATCAATATTAATATGATCAAACACTGGAGATACTTGTGCAAGTGATCCAAATATTTCTATTGCTCTCATAATAGATTGTAGTTCAGAAGATCTTTGTGCTTTAGCTAAAGGTGATACATATTCAATTTGTATATCTTGACCAGATAAAAAATCTGGTGCTGGTCTAAATAATTTCTTTCTAAGTAATATTGCAAATGTTCTATCAATTAATGGTCTAAGTAATTCTGATTGTAATCTACCTAATACTGGACCAAGTAATCTCATCTTCTCTTCGTTACGTTGTACAACTTCTGTTGCTGTCATTTGTGGACCAGACTGCATCATTAATTGATTTACATAAAACGCATCTCTAATAGCACCTCTTCTTTGCTCTTCCATATTTAAACCTAATGGATTATTTGCACCAATGTTTAATGGTTCAATTCTATCTCTTGTGCCAGCTCTGTAAAAATTTAAACCACCTGGTACTGTTCTTATAGGTAATATAAATCCATCATCAGGAACTAATAAAGGTGGATCAACTTGTTTCTGTGCAGCTTTAATAGTTGTCTTAGACATTTCATTTAACATCTTAACATCTGGTAAAGCAGTCATTGCAGGAGATCTTCCATAAATTTCAAATGATGCTTTTAAATAACGTGGCACTACATAAGGGAACTCATTAAATCCTGATTGTGATATTTCATGTTTGTTATCTAATTCAATATAGCAAGATGCAAATGGCATATTCTTGTTATCTTTTTTTCTAGGATCATAATTATCTCTTGGATAAACAACATGTAAGATTGTAATTTCTTCATAAGGATCTTGTGTTGCAAGAACTCTTGTAGTTTTAGATAAACTCTTTTCGCCAAATTGCTGTACACAAGCACGTGCTGTTAATTTAAATTTTCTATAGACTGTATCAACTTTACCTTTATTATTTTCTGATATGTAAACTTCACCAATGTGTCTTGTTGAAAATCTAACAATGTCTTCTTCATCTTCTTCAATGTACATTGCTGCTGTACCAAACGTAATTAGATCATGATACAATTCAAATATTTCTTGTTGGAAATTTGATCTGTTAAATGCTTCATACATTCTATCTGTAGCATCTTCTAACCATTCGTTAGCCGCATCTTCATCTATTAAATCTGATTGTTTAAATTTTAATGAGAACCAAGGTGTTGCAGGGTTCGTTAGCATACCATGTAGAGATGCTGATAATAATTCTACAGCATGTAATGGAGATGAATCAAATATTAACTCAGATCGTTTATCACCTGGTGATCTTTTTTTAGTTACGTCTGCTTTTCTTGGTAGCATGTAGTCTGACACTTCTTGCCAATGCGTTTCCCAAGTTTGTCTTTTTGTAACTAATTTATGAAATCTCTTTAAGAGATCTTTTACTAAATCTGTTTCACCCATGTTACCCTAGTAATGTTGGTGTGCCTAAAGTTGCACCTTCTTGAACGCCTGCAGATCCTGTTAGGATAGTCATAGATCTACCACGTCTTCTTCTTTTAATTCCTTTGTTATCCATTTCTGTTGCACCTGCTTGAGATACTTCTGCACTTGTTGGTGCATAGGTTGTTGCAGCTACTGGAGCAGGAGCTGGTGCAGGAGCTGATGGTTTAGATTGAAAAGGATTTGGAATTGGTCCACCCATATTATCCTAATAAAGTTTTCTTCTCTGTTGTTGCTTCGTCAATCAATGGAGATGTTAATATTGTACTTGCTCTACCTTTACGTCTTCTAATAATTGCATCTTGTTCTTCTTTTACTTTTGCCTTCTCTGCTTCCGACAGTTCTGCTTTTGGCGGTTCAGGTAAAGGTTGCACTGGTGGCAACGCTGGCATTTTTGGCGATAAGAATCCCATAATTTATATAATCCTATAATCACTATCTGCTATACTTTGCGGAGCAGATTGTCTAGTATTTATTTCTTGGATTCCAACTGCAAGGTAACGCATAGCATCACAAGCGTGTGAACTCCAATCATGTACAGGCTTAGATCTAAACATTCTGTTCTTATCTATAAACTTCCTATGGTAGTGTCTTAACGCATCTATAAGTTTTTTGCAATGGTCTGTATCAATCCAACATCTAGGTAGTAACATTGTAGTTGCATGGATGCCATCTTCAAATGGAATCTTAGGAACTACTTTAAAATTTACACCTAATTGATAAGCAACCTCACGTCTTGTTTTGCCATTACCAAAATCTGTAACTTCAATATCGTGTGGTGCGAAATGATCTTTATAAACGTAATCTTTAGTTTGTAGCATTTGAACATAGTGCGGTAACCCTTGACCACGTTCTTCATAGTAATCTATTATATTAATTGCTCTT